TAAAAATTCCTACTGATTGGAGAGAACAACACGCGATACCATTCGTTGCTTCGTCTGTTTCACCCTGTGCCTCCGATTTTGAATTTCATTATACTACAATGTTGGGCCATATTGGGACACATACTTATTGTTTAGATAAAAAATCAGAAGGATTCATGTTGTTTTTCCCTGCATCTCTACAACATACCGTTTATCCTTTTTATAATTGTGACAAAGAAAGAATTTCGATTTCTGGAAATATTCGTCTTGACACTTCCACCAGTAACCTTTAAAAATAACTTCTTTGGTGTGCGGGGTCAACTTCCCAAATTTGACCTGTATTGTCCGTATAGGTTTCTTCTTCTCGACCATCATCAATAATACCAAATGGAAGCATATCCTGCTCAAACTGTTCTTCATAATCTTCATACATTTTTTGTCTAAGGTCAAGGTCTGTCATATCTTTGAAGTATCTTTGTTGAACCAACCAAGCAAAAATTACTAATGTCATTGCAAGGTCATCATGTGTTCCTTCTTCTGCTTCATAAGAATTATGTTTAGATGCAAATGTGGTCAATTCAGCAATAGTCTCAAAGTCTGGAACTATTAACTTATCTGTTTCAATCATTTCCTTTAGAGTGGCACATCCTATTCTCTTGAGTTGTTTACTGGTTCGTATTCCAAGTTGAATATTCTTTGAAAAACCACCTCCAATTTGTTGACCTGCTCTACCCTTCATAGAAGTTATCATAACATTTTCATATTCAAGGTCATAATGTAAAGCTTCTGCTACCTGAGAACCCATATCGTTTATTTCTAGTAGAGTAAAGGCAGTGTTATATTTCATTCCTACTTGGTATATAATATTTGGATATAACATAGGTGAAATTTTATTATCTCTATACTTTACAACTTGTCGATATGGTATCTGTGAAACATCAAAAACAGAGAATGCTGAAAAATCTAGTCCCTTTCCTTGAGCAGTATCCACAATCATACAGTATGTGGCTTTCTTGATTGGTTCTTCATATACATCAATACCATTACTTGAGAATATGGGTTTCTTGAACACCATTGACTTTAATTTTGATGCATCTATAAGAGTACGAGTAGAACCTAAAAATTCACAAAGAAATTCTTGATTAAATTGTTGTTCTGAAGTATTTTTAATAGTTTCTTGTCTCCACTTCTCATCTCTACCCGGCACTTGTGTATAGTGTACTTCAATTGGAACATAACTGTTACGTTTCTCTTCTGCATCTACCCACATTTTATAAAAGAGATTCATACCTAGTGGGGTTGAAACGATAAACACTTTGGTAGTTTCACCAGAAGATATAGTAGGATAAACAGAGGTAAAAAATGTTTCGGCGATAGTATTTGGAACGTGTGCGAACTCATCAAGAAAAATGATGTTGAAAGAAGAACCTCGAACTGCTGAACCAGAAGTCGCAGATGCTAAAATCTTTGAGCCATTTTCCAGTTCTATATTCCCTTTATTCCAAACTGTCACACCCTGTTGAAGAAACTTTGGTAGATGTTCGTATGCCAACTGTAATCGTGACAGAAGTTCTCTGGCAACAGCACCCTTGTTTGCAAGTACTGCTACGTTAACTTCTGGATTAAACAATACATAATGTAGTAAATATGATATGATGGTAGTTGATTTACCTGTCTGTCTAGGCATTTTACATATCACAAATCTTTCATTGTGAAAATTGTTTACCATGTCCTCTTGAAAATCCCACATATCAAATTTTACAAGTCCTCTATCAACATTCACAATTTGAACATAATTTTTGATAAAGTATAGTGGAGATTCCATACACTTCTTATATTCTTCAATTGCTTCTGGTGTCCAATCAACACTGACACCCATACCCTTTAGATTAGGATTTCCAAGATAAGTTTTAGATGACATTCTTATTTTTTTCTTTATAGTTTTGATTTTCTCTACACCAAGCGAGGTATTCCTCACTTAGATATATGCGGTCATCGGGCAATTCTAATGCTTTCTTTAAAGCTTCACGGGGCTCATATTTCTTCTTCATTTTCTTTTATGTCTTTCCCCTTCTTGAGAAACTTTTGTAATTCTGCCGTAGAACCAACAAAAAGATTATTAGATACATTTTTGGGGCCGGAAGTGTCCTGTGAAATGTCTTTTTTCGTTTTATGTAGATTTAACAATTCTTTATTCGTTTCAGTAAGTTTTCCGATTAACTGTCCGAAAACTTCCATCGCACGGGGGTGTTCCGAACTTTTGGCGATTTCAAGCATTTCCTCCAAACCATCCTGTCCTCGTTCTATGAGGTTGTAAAGATTTTCTCTTGCATACTGGAAATCAGTTTCGCTATCATCAGTTGTGATAACAGGAACAATACGATCTGTCTTAACGACTTCCTTCTTAGGTTTTTCTATAATACCCAAAACTTCATCTAAATGATCATCCACACTCATGGGCCTCACATCCCTCATGTTGCTATATCCGTACCAGTTGTTGGATCATTCCATTTACCTTCATCAAAAAATTCAAAAGTTTCTGAGAAACCATAATCGGTGTCAGCTGTTGCAGAAAGAGGTGCAGGAACGACTGTATAACGAGATTTGATTGAAGCATCTTGTACACCAGTAGTAGTATTTTCGTTTGTAATTCTTGCCCTACTATATGTTCTGTATGTATTATCACTTTCTTCTTGCAATGCAAAAGTACCATCTTCCAAAAGAAGTCTAAGTTCACTCGTTGTATCAGCAGTACCACCTTCTAATAATGTAAAAACAACTATATTTGTTCCATCTAGTAGTATAAAGTTTGTAGTATCTGGTGTACTATCTTCATATATGATAAATTCTGGAAGTTCAATTTCTGTATCACCGCCCGGAATTCGGAAATTAACTTCAATTGTTTTAATGATTTCACCAGATGTAAGATTTGGATAGATAAACCCTTTGAGTACAAATGAAAGAGTCCAAGTAATAGTTCTTCTTGTTGATAAATCACCCTCATATTCATCTGCTACACTAGAAGAATTCAACACAATAGGAACATCTGCCTTGATGTTCATATCGGGAATTGTATTTACGGTAACAGTAAACTCTGGTGTAAAATAAGGAAGTATCTGTTCTAAAATTTGTGTACCGTCTTCTGCATTCTTGACAAGTATGAATAATTCAAAATCAAAATTATAAGGAACAGGATTATACATTGTGATCATATTGGTAGTAGTAGAAGAAGTGTTTGCTGCTACATTTCTACCAATTGTATTCAATTTTCTTGCAGAATCGTAAGAAACCCCTGTCATTGCAAACCCCATTCTTGGAGTTCTCGTAGCTACAACCTTTCTATCTGCAGTAGTATCTTGAACAGCAAGTAACCACTTTTGTTTGGGGCCGTATGCAAGAGGAACTTTCAGTTTTTCTACTACAGTACCACTTGAATTCTTCCTTTCAATATTAATATCATTGAAAAGAGTTCCAAACACTGCTACATATTTTCTTATAGTTTGATGATAAAAGGTAGATCCTAACATTAGTAGCCCGACCCTTCACTAAATGGATTACCTTCTGTAAAGTCAAGTATAGAATCAGCTACAGTTTCAATTCCAACATTGTTTGCATATGCATCAGTTGATATTACCTTATCATCAAAAGATGTTGTGGCATAAGATGCACCAGATTCAAAGAATAGTTTACCCTCAGTTGAAGAATTGGGGGTATTTGTTGTTTCATCTTCTAAAAGAAGTGTAGTGTCATCTTCTAATGCTATAGAATACGGATATTCATACATTTGATTATCTTCATCAAAAGTCCCAATAATATTTCCAACTGTAAGAAGACTTGTACTGGAATTCCAATCAAAAACTTCTCCTTTAATTGCAGAATTTGCATATCCAGTAGAACCTTGATACACTTGTTCACCAACTGTAAATGTACCAGCTCCAGTACCTAGTGTAAATTTTATTGAATAGGATTCTTCTCTTTCTATCTTATCCAACTCCTCAATACCAGTATCAATTGCTTCATCAGCGTATTCAAAGAGTTCACAAACTAAATCAAAAGTTTGTAGTCCACCCATTTGATAGAAAACATTCGTATCTTGCACGTGTTTAATCTCAAACAGGGAGTCAGACAAAGGAAAGAAAATAAGGTCACCTTCTAGTGGTTCTTTATCTCTATTACCTGTTTCAAAATTTAAATCTATAAATCTTCTACGAGAAATTGTAAAAGTAATTTGATCTCTTACTTCTAGTCCAAAGTTACTTACAAATGTACCATCACCTTCAAATCCATCTATACTCTTAATGTACACTTCTACCATACGAGCATCTTCAAACTTAGAAATACGATCCTCACCAAAGATAGAATCTGTATTAACTTCAGTTCTAGGCATGTAATGAACATCAATACCGAAAGATTTGATAGACTCAATTACAATATTTTCAACTAATTTTTGATCTGGTGTATCTGTTCCATAATGATTAAAGTAATGATTGGTTGCCATTTATATCCTCTAACCTACATAGAAGTCATCAGGCAGCTGATATTCTAACTTTCCTTCAACTTCTAATTTTTCAATTTCTGTAATTGCGTCATCATATAATTGTCTCCCATTTAAAGTAACACCTCCGGGCAATTGAACTCCCTCAAATTTTATAAGATTCATACCCCATTGTTTTTTCATAAGAGCTGTACAATATTTTTTAAGGAACATATCACTATAAGCATCCGTATATGTTTCTGGATTCATTGACGCATAAGCTTCAATTACAACAAAGTCATCTATTTTAAGATCTGCACTCCAATCTATGTCAAGATAAATTCTATCTCTGTGACGATTGAATCTGAATCTAGGTAATCCAGAGAAAAGATTTTGAATAGTAGAAAGATATTGTTGAGTGAAAACATAGTTTTTCATATCACCAGCTGAACCCATCGTATAAAGATCATTCAACGCGTACTGATAGTTGACTGAAAACATATTTGTACTACCACTTAAATTTTCGGTAAGTGGTATAATTCCTGTAATACCAATATAACTCTCATCTAAAGAAAGATAATGATTATCTATATCACCGATAGTTTGAGCTGTACTACCATGAACGGTTGCTGTTGCACCGCTTGTTGCTCCTGTAATGGTTTCACTGGCAGTCCATGTAGTAGTTATATCTGTATAATAGGTATTTCCATCTCCAATCGCTACGGCATTAGAATTATTTTTTGTAGTTGGTTTTGAATACCTTATCGTAGTATTTGCACTGTGGTATTGATGAAATGTAGCCTTAATACCACTTGTTCCTCCTGTAATGGTTTCTCCACTAGAAAAAGTTCCAGAGGTTGAAGAAACGATTTGAGTTGATGCTGAAATTTGTTTTTTAACAAATTCTGGATGTGTACCATCAAAGTGAAATTCTTGCCAGTAAGCTACTGCATCATCAATAGTATCTTCAATCTGATCATCATCAAGATTTAGTTCAACAACTGGATGGCCTAATTTTCTTTTACAATAATCTTTAAATGTAGTTCTAGTTGTAGGTTGTGTCATTTGTTAAATCCTTATTTTGTAGACTCTGGTGATACGGTTATAATTCCTTGACAAACCCTCTCTACAGTAGTTTCATCTGATTGAGTATATTCAACATCATATACATACTGATCAACAGCAACGTTTGCAGTATTTGTTGCAGTCATAGAAATTGTAACATTTGATCCAGCAACGGATGTAGAAAAAGAATGTATATTGTTACCAGAATATGTAGATTGTCGCATCTTAGCGGCACAAGTACCAGAAGAAATAGTGACATTCCCACCGGCAGAGTTTTGTGCGGTAATGGTCTTTTCAAGGGTGGCCCCTTGATCCAATACAAAATTTACAGTTTGTTTACTTAAAGTCAGTGCCATTTATTCCTTACGCTGTATCTAATGGGTAGTTATTTGCCCAGTATGAATTGTCTGCTTGAGTTCTAAAATAATCTTCGTCATCCATTGATCCTTGAGCCTTCAAATAATTACTATCTGCAGCACCC